ATAATATACATTATATTTTTCCCACAAAAGTTAACTTTTTTTTCAAATGAAGGAAGATCTTTGCAGAGGTGTCATGGTATCCATGAACAACAAGTCCTTGCGTGAACTGGATGCAATCAAGGAAAAAACAGGGACAAATTGTAGAACCCGATCTGCGACAATACGCAAACTGATTCACGCGAAATGGGTGGAGATGAGGAAAAAGGAAGGATTAGAAGGTGCGAAACGTATTCGAGAGGAAATGTAGTCGAATTAGTGGATAAAATTGATTGATTGAATAAATCCATAGATAACCAAAAAATGGCCCGATCTTTTCGCCTTACAAGAGCACGATTAAAAATCATTGAGCATGCATTAGCAGAGGGAATGACCCGTACTGAAATTGCGAATCTCGTGGGTGTGACCTATGGAACGATTTGGAATTGGTGGAACATTGCAAATGAGTCCAATGATGAGAAACAAAAGATCTTTAAAGATCTAAAACAGATTATTGATGCTGCTGAAAGCAAAGAGATTGAAACGGCTATCAATCGTATTGCTGCTTATGGAGCCAAGAAACGTGAGAAGTTGGTCCGTAAGGTTCGTATCCATGAAGAAGTCAAAGGCTATAAGGAAGATGGAACTCCCATCTTTCAAATTGTTGCACGTGTCACATCTGATGAAAGTACGGATACAGAAGCGGACTGGAAAGCCATTGCAGAAGCAATCAAACTGAAATACCCACATCGATTCAACACAAAACAATTGGAGCATTCAGGAGAAATAGATGGACTTGCTGGACAGGTCAAAGTTGTCTTTGAAGATATTGACACAACCAAGAACCAGCATGACATAGGATCAGAAACCGAAGAGGAGGGAGAAGAAGAGGAGAACGATGACAGTCAAGACAGTTCGTAGAGCGGATTGGGCAAGGGACATTCTATATCGACCTGCTCGGAGAAAGGTTTTGTATGGCGGTCGCGGAGGTGGAAAGACGTATGAGGTGGCGCAAGCACTACCCATTTTAGCTGCCGCAGGTGAAGATAATTATTTTGGTCGGCCACTAAGGATTTTGTTGGCAAGGGAAAAACAGAAATCTATTCGTGAGTCCTCCCTTGCAGAGATATGGACTGCGATATGTAGGATTGGACTGCCAGGATTCAAGAAGTACAAAATGGAGATTGCCCATGAAAATGGATCTCTATTTATGACGGCTGGATTATCATCCGTGACGGAGGAAAGTCTCAAATCCATGCACGGCATTGATATTGTCTGGGTGGAAGAGGCACATAAGATCAGTCAAATGTCAATGGATCTGTTAGAACCAACGATACGAAAACCTGATTCGGAAATCATCTACAGCATGAACATCCGCAATCGTGGTGATGCAGTCGCCAAGAAATATGTTTATGGATCTCATGCCGAAGAGGAAGGTGCAGTGGTTCGGAAAATTCTCTTAAAAGATAATGCGGCTCCCAAAGATGTGTTGCAGGAATTGTTTCGTCAGGCGAAGATCATGCAAAAATATGAACCTGACAAATACAAGCACATTTGGCTTGGCGAACCTGATGATGTGGGAGGCGGTCGTAAGATCCTGCGGTACGGAGATCTGAGGAAGTGTCTGAAACGACGCCGCAACAACACTGGATATATTTATGCTGGATATGATCCAGCCGCAGGTGGATCGGATTACAACTCATTAGTGATTCGGCAAGGCCCATGCATCATCTACCACGAACGTTGGAGAGATCCAAATCTGAACAAGTCCATTCGGAGAGTTGCTCGGTTGTGCAGAGAGCATGGAGTCTATAAAGTCTTTTTTGATGAGACTGGATTGGGTGCTGGTGTTGGTAGCACGTTTGCAGACATGATGGTTGGATTCAAGTTTGAAGGCGTTCAGTTTGGATCCAAGCCCAGTTATGGCGATGAGCCATGGGGATTTCAAGGATTGAAAACCGTGCTGAACAAAGATCGATATGCCTATCGCACGTCACAGCTTGGAGATGCACTTCGTAACAGGTTGCAAGCCAGCCTCGCACTATTGCGTGGAGAAGTGCGTGTCAAAGAAGAGGAGTGTTTGTGGATCAATCCTGACCTTCAAGATTTGGAAATGTTGCTCATCGACATGGATCAGCCTGAAGAAAGAGAGTCCATGTCTGGTAAGATGGTCATTGACAAACAGCCTAAACGAGAAGGTAGTTCAACGAAGCCTCCGTCACCTGATTCCTATGACGCAGCCGCCCTTTCCTTTACCACCGATTCTAACTTTGGATTGAAGAGATTGCGTTGGTTAGGGTAAAATGTTGTATATTGTACTTTACCTGTAGTAATGGACTCTGTACCGAGAGACTCATTATTACTTACTTTAACAACAATCATTTTTGATTTGATGAGTGAAGACATTCAAAAACAACCATCACCCGTAGATCAAAAGGAGGAGGCTTCTTCGGATCTAAAAACGGATTCATCTGCTCCTCCGAAACAGGAAGAGGCAAAGGCAGAACATCCAAAAAAACCAAAGGTGTTATCTAAGAAACCAGAACCTTCACCATTGGATGACTTTATGGCAATCAGGCTTGTAGAAGAGCAAGTGCAAGATGTATTGGTAGAGGCAATCAGCGAAGCACATACGTATGCGCCAAAGTTCAGCGCCAAGAAAAGCAAGATTGCACAGAACATCTTGAAGACATCTGATGACAGCAAGGTCTTAGAGGCACATATGCAGATTGTGAATTTGCTCGGCGGTACCAACAAAGTCATGGCATTTGCTTCCAGTGGAATGAGAGAGAATCAGTTTAAGGGCAAAGACAGGCAGGCATCGGTGGAGAAGGTTGTGCAGTTTTTGAAAGATGCACAGTACACCATCAGTGAGCTTCAAGTCCGAAACGAAAAATACAATCGGTATGTCTTAGCCGTCAAAGTGATCAATCGACTCCAAAAACGGAAGTCGAAGAATGCTGGATTAAAGATTCAGTTTATCCTTGCCTATTTCCGCAGATAAGTGATGAGTGCCAGGATCGTCTAATGGGTCAATCCATTTCCCGCTACAGAAAAAAGGCTGTGGAAATAGAAGCCTTTCAACTCACGCAGGACTATTCATCTGTCCATGCTCCATCATGGTTCTTAGATGCAATCAAGGCTGGAACCATAGACGTGAAGATCTACGGCAAAGACGTGATTGTCCATATCCGCACACTGGAAGGACGAATGACTGCAAACATAGGGGATTGGATTATCAAGGGAGTTGTTGGAGAACTGTATCCGTGCAGAGATGACATCTTCAAGATGACGTATGAACCTGTTGAAGAAGAGCAGGAGGAGGAAGAAGAAGAACCTGTCGTCACAGTAACAAAAGGCACAGAGATCACGATCTACTCATAGTGATTGTAGTATCCCCTGTCGTTTGACTCCAACTGCTGGAAAGGTTGATCCAGCAGTTGAATAATAGTTTTCCATTGCTTGATCAACAATCTGTAATCAAACATTGCGGCATACAGGCTGTGTGGTAATACGTGCAAAAATTGCAAGGGGCGGATGGATTCACGTTGCGACCAATAGTGTCTCATGTGAATGGCCATGGCATCGGTTGAGATCTGTTGGAGAATTACACGTTCATCCTGATAACGATACATCTTTTCTTTCAAATTCTCCTTGATGAACAACCGCTTCTCTTTGAGTCGTAGTGATCGGTACAAGCTGGATTTGACTATCGTTTCGTGATGGGGTTTTGGCAGTTTGAGATGCTGGAACGCGCCTGATGCTGTGATAGAAATCAATCCAACATAGTCAGGCAAACTCTTCGCAAATTTCAGAGAGTGTCCTTCACGAGTGACAAAGATAATTTCGTCAAAGATCTTGGCGTATTCGTTTATCTGATGTGTGATTCGATCATCCGAGTCATATTGTGTTTTGATTTCATAGACACGTGAAGCATCTTTGGACACCCACACAATATCTGCACGAGTGTTTGGCAACCAGTGCTCGGTGCAGATATGATGGCTTGATTCATCTTGTGACTGTCCAAGAATCCAGTGAAGTGTTTCGTTCTTGAGGACGTATTCCACAGGATACTCCGTATTCAAAATGGCGTACACAGCATCAAAATATCCACGCAAGGTGTGAACGCCTAAGGATGTTTTCGCTTCATCAATGAGGGATTCGGGAATACCCCAATCTCCTATTGCCCTTAATTGTCCAGCATTAAGGCACTGTCTCCAAACCCGTAATTCGTTTTTGTCCATCAAAAATCTTGTATAATTTTTTTGCAGCTTTGTTTCTTTAAATCGTTAAAATGCGTGGTTCATGTATTCAACCGATAAATGCCCATTGTTGTAAATGTTGAGATTGCTGATTCGGTGTTGACAGCCAATGACAGCAAGGTGATTAAGGAGCTTGGATCTGCGTTAGGCATTGATGATCCAGTGAACCAGCCATTGCAAGAGATTGAAGATGCATTAACAAGCTGGGTCAAGCAAAAGATTGAGGCTGAACGAAACAGAGGTGGAGATCAGCTGCTTGCGTCCGAGAGAACATCTACTCCTTTGTTTCCCTAGAAAAGATCTCCTATTATCATGGCTTTTCAACTGCTACGCACTGCGTCTTTTAACGGAGCGGGCACCAACCTGAATCGAGGAGATTTCGGAAGTGGCACGATCAATCGTGGTGGGTACTACAACACTGGAACGGGCAGTGGTACGGCTGGTGACAAGATGCGACTTGCAGAAGTCAAACCAACATGGATTCCAGGCAGGGAAAGTTTGGAAATTATCGGCACGGAATTATGGCAGATCAAAAGGTTGGTCAATGTGATTCCGAATGACATGTGTCTGCGGTGGAGAACCTTTGAAACAGGAGACGATGCTGAGTTGGCAAGGATCATGCATGAGCAGGAAAAGAAACATCGGATCAAAATGAAGATCAACAAGTTGGCGAAGTCAGGCCGACTGTTTGGATCAGCCATGATCTTGGTGATGCTTGAAGATGCTCCAACAGATGTGCCGCTCAATATGGCGATGATCCGAGAAGGGGATCTGGCGAATTTGATCATCGTAGACAGGTTTGACATGGAGACGGGCGAAAAGATCACGGATTTGTTTGATCCTAATTTTGGTAAGCCAGAGTTCTATCGATGGAATGGAGGTAAGCATGGCAGTCATGTCTTCCATCATTCACGTGTGATCCGATATGACGCAGAAGAACTGCCTGATCGGCCTGGGCATGGGTTTTCGGCCTATGACTCGGATTGGGGCATCTCCGTGATTGTTCAGTGCCTCTTAGAAGTCTTTCGAGATGAAGACTTAGCAGCTTCCGTGCAGGCTCAAATGCTAAGGTCAGGCACGTTGGTCGTGGGCGTGGAAAACCTGCAGGCCATGATTGCAGATGAGCAAGAAGGTGGACTGGGCATGAGTGTGGATCAGGTGTTAAGCAACTTTGAACAAGGTGTCCGATCTCATAGGATGGTTGGAGTCGGATCGAATTCTAAGGTTGACTTTCTTTCTCCACAATTAGCAAACATTTCAAATCTCTTAGAGGTTGCACAGGGTAGGTTGGCGGCTGCCTTTGAAATTCCCCAAACGCGATTGTGGGGTGCCTCTCCGAAAGGATTAAACAGCATGGGGGAATCGGAGCAGGATCAGTATTCAGATCTGATTGCGTCCAGACAGGAAGAAAAGCTAACCCCGATCATAGAGTATTTAGATATGATCTTAGCTGCAGATGCTGGACTGGATCCTGGTAGTGTGCCTGAATTTTGGTGGAACCCTTATCGATTGTCCGATAAAAAGAAAATCGCGGAGGTGTCTAAGACCAAGGTGGAAGCTGTTGCATCTGCGTTAGCTGCACGAGTGATTACGGAAGAGGAAGGCAGGGCCTCATTGGATGGAGATGAACTGTTTGGAGAACTGAAATCGTTTGAAGAACTGGGCATTGAACCCGAAGATGCTGGTAATCCAGAGATGACGGAAGAACTGTTTAATCAGCTGGTGGAAGAAGCGGAATCCATTATCAAAAATGATGATCAGGAAAAAGAAGAATTGGATGAAGAAGACAGTGAGGACAAAAAAGAAAACGATGAAGAAGACAAGGAGGACAAGAACGAAGAGAAGGATGATTGATGCCAAGAAAAAGAAACAAGGACTACATCATTATGGGCGGCATCAAGCCGAAGCAGAGTTGGAGTGCAGGATATGAAAAAGTCATTCGCGAAAGAGTTACTCGTCCCTACCAAAATCAGATAGCACGCGTCTTTGGAGAGGCACTGCTGTATGAGCAGGGAGAGTTGGTACCGTCCACCGTCATAGATCGGCTTGTCCATGCTATGGAAGCCGTTCGCATTGATGCCGATGAAGTAAACTATGCTGTGACGGACACGCTAAAAACGCTTTGGTCCAATCACACAGAGGAAGTGATCAAGACCTACAGCCAGGCTATTGGTGTCAATATATCGCATCTATTAAAAGATCCAACGGTGAACGCATTGTTGAATGAGAAGATAGCAGAGAATGTGGCGTTGATTCGGACCTTAGGACCAAGACACAAAAAGGGGTTGCTGGATAAGCTCCAAAAAGATCTGATCAACAATCCGTTTGACAGGCAATCCGTCACAAAGTATTTGCAACAGCAGAACAGGGTTAGTGGATATAATTTGCGTAGGATTGCCAGAGATCAGACAAGCAAGCTCACGGGGCAGCTAACGCAGAAGCGTCACATGGCCATGGGGTTAGAGTACTTCATGTGGAGCACGTCAATGGACTCCAGAGTCCGTGATACGCATCAGGTGCTGGAAGGGAGGGTATTCACATGGGCGGAAGGACATCCAAGCGAGGGCATACCAGGACAGGCGATACAGTGCTTTCCAAAGGACACACTAATCCATCCGGCTGGATTGAAGCGTTCTGTATCGTATCGCTATGTCGGAGAACTCATCAAGATAACTTTGGCAGACGGTAGTGGCATCCTCTCCACGACCCCTAATCACCCTATATTGACCCAAAGAGGATGGGTTCCTGCTGGACTCTTGAATGAATTGGATCAGGTGATCATACATTGCAATGCTGGGAGAGGATCTGTAAGCGATTTGGATCCAAAGGCAACAAACATGGAATGGTTCGCTGAGGAGCTCCATGATTTTTTGTCCACTGGAAACAGACAGTCCAGGCCTACTCGAACTGTGGATCTCTATGGCAATCCGTCGATTGGGGATGAAGATGTCAATGTTGTATTGCCTCCAAGCGAATTGCGGAATTGTTTCAAAGCCATGGGTGGAGAGATATTCCATGACTTCCCTTTCAAAGATTCCAACTCTATGGGTCAAAGACTGGTTGGTTTTAGCACGCTGAATTCGTTGCTCCATCGACCTACGAGTGTTTCTGGATTTGACATTAGCAGATTGAGCCAGTTGCTGACGTTCCTCGAAAGTAGTGTTCTTCATCCGCAAAAGGTTGGCTTCGCTTCCAGTTCTAGGTGTCAAGCCGAGATCAATGATGCAATTATGGATCATGTTCCTGCTAATTCCCAATCTTCTGCTCATGCTAAGAACGGATTCGCCAGATTCATAAGCGGCCTTGACAGAGGGGTGATGGACTTCTCTCTTTTTGCGGAAAGTGGATTGATTGACAATCAATCGGTCAATCAATCCCAAGTCCAACAAACAATTTTTGACTCTGTGTTCTCCAATACCCAGAGACTGAGCGATATGATTGACGGTTTTACCAGCTTTGAAAAGTTTTTTGACATTGGCGTGAAAAGGCCGTCTTCTTTCAAAGTGATAGGATTGAGATCCATTTCCAGTGGTTGGCATGATGGTGAGATTTATTCTTTTGAGACAGATTCGGGCATGATACTTGCCAATGGCATTGTTGTTTCAAATTGCAGATGCACTGGCTTAGCCTTGTTAGACAAACAAAAGGCCAAGAAGATCAAGGAAGACGCGGAGAAGTCGGATCCCAAAAAGTACACGCCAAAAAAGAAGAAGAGTGTCAAAAAGAATGTGGGAGTACCCGATTCATCCTTAGCACCGCCAACGATTCCAGAGCCTCCGCCAACATGGACGTTACCAGCCTCTGTTCACAGGCACTGGGCTATCAATCGAAGGCAGGAACTGGTGGATCAATCTGAAATAAAACAGAATGCGTTGAAGGAAAAGGTTGATGAATTGCGAGGAAAACGAGATACGCTAAAAACTGAATATGGACATTTGCGTCACCAACAGAAGACCTATCAGGATGTTATTTTTGACAAGAGTGGAATCTATGACAAATCCGAAATTCAACAAGCACGTGATCTCTTGGATGATGTGCATAGTCAGATGGATTTAGTGAATGATAAGATTTCTAAAGTAAGGGATCAGCTGACGCAAGTTTTTGTTGAAATCCACACCGTTAGAAATGGTGTGGAGGAAGCATTATTCAACGAGTTACGGCGGAGACTGCTCAAGCCTGATGCGGTTCAAACACCGAAAATAAAGATTGAGTTTGAGGGCAGGTTTTCAAAGGTGCGTGAAGCCAAATTTGAAAAACATGTCACTTCCACGCTTGACGAGTATGCTCATCTGATTGCGGACTGGAATGGACCGTTGGATGATGTCAAGGTGATTGTCCATAACAAAAAGATCCGAGCATATGCGGATAAACACAAACGGGAGGTTCATGTGAGTGCAAAGGATCTGGAAGACCCTGACTTTGGGTCATTGAATCGGTTCAACAGCATCTTTGTCCATGAGATGGAGCACATCCGAGAGTTTGACATGATCGTGGAACAAGGACATTCACATGGACTTCGGTTGTTAGAGGCAAGAACGCGGAATGAACATCGCAGAAGACTAAAAGATGTCGTTCAGAACTCTGGGTACAAAAAGAATGAGTGGACACGAGAAGATGCTTTTGTTGATCCGTACATGGGGAAGGACTACTCAAGAGATATCCAGTATCGCGGTTATGTTGAAGTTCAGTATGCAGGACAACTGGGTAAACGATATGTTGGATCCACAGAGCTGCAGACGATGGGAGTTCAGCACTTTTGGAAGCCTGTGACGGATGACCTGATCAAAAAGGATCAGCAGTATTTTGACTGGATCATAGAGTCTCTGTTTCGCAGGGGCAAGCCTTAGAAGATACAAGGTTCTCAGAAAAGTTGTATATTGGATGTACAATGACAGTAGCATCTATTCATATCGGAACTCCAGAGAACTCTCATCTCGTGAAAGCTGTTTGGAATGGCAAGCAATGGAGTTTTAAGGACTTGCGCCGTCCAAAGAAGTTGGACAGTCAGATTTGGGAAACAGAAAAGAGTGCATCCATAGGAGATTTTTTAGTGACCAGCATGGATACCGTTTCTGCGTTGATTGATGCGGATTCATCTCCATTCCCGCTGGATCCAGTCCAAAATGCCGCTGCTGCGACAATGATCAACCATGAAAACAAAGGACTCGGAAAGATTGTTAAGGAAATTCCAGAGGACATCTTGTATGTGTTAGAATAATTTCTTATCTTATATAAGATTATTCTAACAATGCATGGCGGGGTCCAATTACAAGGCACGTGCGTATTACTCGTTGGCGATTCGCACAGTCAATGCCATTATGGAGAATGTTTTGCTCAATGGCAAAGCCAAAACGATCCATCAGGTGTTTGACTTTCAGATTCCTGGTATCGGCAGGGTGCATTCCAAAGTCACAAAGCACAGTATTCGCGTCATGCTGAATTGCAAAGATGAACCCACAGAGGAAGACTTTGATCAGGCGGTTCTCAAAACGAAGGCACACGAGAGGCATACTTGCTTAGTGCCTAAAAGCCAACAGTGTGATGCGTATTTGCAAATGCAGCTGTATCAGGACAGCAAAGGCAAGTGGCACGCGATTCACGATATGGCAACCTTTCAATGCAATGTGAAGATGCAATCTGCATTGGCATTGATGGACAAGGTGAAGCCGTCCGGGTACTCAATGGTGTGAGAAGAAATATGAAGAAGGTGAAGTTTGCCATTCCGTACTACAATCAATCTACGCCTTATGTGATGTGGGCTTGTGAGGTGTCTTTGGATGAAATACCAGAGGAGCACAGGAGAGATGCACGATTGCTTTTGATGTACTTTGCTTCGCATTGCGAGGAGCGGAGTGTGGACACACAGCCCTACAACATGGCCACGGTATGCAACCGCAAGATGGAGCGAATGATGAAGATGGGTGCGGAGCAACTACTAGGACTGATGTCTTATCTGGCTAGTGCTGGTGTGGTTAAGGATCATTCCTATGAGTGGCATGAATCGGATTTGGAGCTGCTCACGCATTTTCAGGATCCTGATCATGTTGAATACCGAAAAGGATGGAGCAAGTTTGAAGGGTCAGACCTGAAACACAAGACATTTACGGAGGATCTTGACGAGTAGTAGAATGAAGGAGTTTGAAAAGGATAAGCGAATGATAGGATTTGTCATGGAGTTGCAAATCTTGAACTACAGGCTTTCTCTGTTTGAGTCTCAGGATCAGATGCTTATTACGCCAGAGGATGAGCAGGTCAAAAAGGACTGTGAGGAAAGGATCGGAGAGATCTATGAAGAGGCGTTGAAGATTCATAATAGTCATCAACTGACAACATGAGTAACCTTATTACTCCAGAAGGTGTTTACGGGGTCAGAGAAAGTGGACTTATTGTGCCGAAAGAACATGCCGAGATTAAAGTCGCTTCTCCGACATCAGGTATTGTACTGGATCCAGTGTGCGGAAGTGGAACGGTAGCCGATTCAGCTGCTAACGTGTGTCGGCGGTTTATCGTGATTGACAGAAACCATGATGCCGTTGAAACCACAAAGAATCGGCTGCCTGTCTATGTTCGCAAGCGGACGTTTATGGTTGAATGGTTTGAAGATCAACAGGTCTTTTATGATGACCCAATGGCGTGGGACTGCGGGTATAATTTCATTGTTCGCGGTGACTGTATTGATGTGCTGCGCTCCATGCCAGATTCGTTTATTGCCTTAGTCTATGCAGATCCTCCATTCAATGCAAACAGGAAAGTCATAAACAAGAAGACGGGTCAAGGATTTTCGGACATTTGGAAATTTGACGAAGAGGCAGAGAAACGGTTGGAAGAAATCAAGACGATTGGCGTATCAGATACATCTTATTTTGCAGATAAAACAGAGAGTGTGAGGGAGAAGAAGAGAGATGGATTGGTTAAGTTCATTGAGTACATGCTTTTTCAGGACTGGAAAGATCGGGCATCTTATTTGACATGGTGCATCCTGCTGTTGTTGGAGTGTCGGCGAGTGCTGGGAGATTATGAATGGCAGTTCAAAGAGTGGAATGGAGTGGTTGAACCTGTTAAATATATGGGGGTGCAGTCAAGATGACGGATCTGACCACAACTAGCATACGCGGTACCATTGCTGGTTATATCATGGCTATGCAGGGGGATAACTACGGGTTCGTTGTCAAGGACTCTAAGATCATCCATGATCAGATATGGGTTTTGGTAACGGTCACACGTCTATCAGGCATGAAGTCGGACTTAGCCTATATTTTTGACGGAGAAGAAATGGTGATGCCAATCAACAGTGACGAGTATGCCAACGGAGAAGTAGATAAACGAAGATTGGAGAAAGGCTGGGTATCTGATACTGGATACGCTGGATTCAAAGGACAGTTAAAACTGCGAAATGATCAAGATAGGTAAGAAGATCTGTAACAGAGAGACAGGGGGTGTCATTGAGATCATTGGATTTTCGGTTCCAGAGGAGTCCAAGCTGCTTCCTGAGCCACGTAGAAAGATGAAACTCTTGAAGTCCAGAATGAGATTGAGCAGGCAAACAAGGCCACAGAGCCCTTGAAGGAACTGTTTCAAGCGTGGGTGGACAAGAGAGAGGGTAGGTAGGATACGTGAATCACTGGGTTGCAAAGGCGTTTATTGGATCAAAGAATGGCGTTTACACGCTTAGATCCTTGGGTAAAGGTGCAATGCCAGAATGGAATGACGAGATCATTGGCAACTACATTACACTTGTTTTTGAGACCGAAGAAGATGCGATTAACGCTGGATTGGCTACGCCTCGCCCAGATGGTTATCTCCCACACTTTTGTGATGTGTTTGCGGAGTATGAATAGACTTTTGTAAGGGAATTATATACGTGAGTAACCCACTTGTTTAAGATTTTTTAATTTTTAGGTGTTTTATTGTGTTTAATAATTATTTTTGTCGTATAT